ATACTATGTAATTTTGATTTAGTAAAGGTCGGTTTATTTTGCATCCTCTGCTGTATCTTCACCCATGAACAATTCCAGCTTTGATTTCTTTTCCTTTTTCTTCTTTCGCTTTGTTTCTTCATAGTTACCAATGAATTCGCTGATATTGGCATACATCTCAAATTGAGTTGTCGTCCCATCCTCGTTCTCAGTTGCTTCCATATCTCCGAGAATTCCAAATTGTTCTGTGACTTTATACTTTGCATACAGCTGCTTCTTTTCCTTGTGAATCCTACGAAGGAAAGCATAATAGATAATTTGTGTAAAATATGCAAATGGATTCTTTGACTTCTTTGGATCAAAATTATCGAAATATAGAATACAATTCTCTATTCCATCTCCTACCATCTCATCTCTGAAAGTGTATTGATTGAAATTGGGTTTATGCGAAAGATTCTCCGCGATCAATAATAGACACTTCCCCACATATTCAGGGACTTTAGGTTTATCGTTTCTGTCTCGCTTTGCTTCCTTGCAGTCCTTTTTGTACTGTACGATTGCTTTGAGTAAATCTGCGTTATTAACGTAGTGTGATGTTTTTGCCATGATATATGTAATTCCTGTTTACTTTTACTAAAAATAGTGTTATACTCAGTGTGTCGGCTTTGATGTGAAAGCTTTAGAACTTATAACACTTAGTGATTCACTAGTGACTGAGATCTTTCTTCCCGCGAACTCCGAAGTCTAGAATGTTGGTTCCTTTCAGATCTGAACCTTTTGGAATTGACGAAGCAACTGCTTTTGGCTTTCTTGTAAAAGCCATTTCACACATCCCCTCATAGTAGTCCTGAATGTCTGGTTCAAGATCATTCATCATGAGAAGATTATCCATCTTTATTTCTGCTGTATTTCCTAATGCTATTCCCTGTGGAATCCATGGATACATTATTAGAGTTTGCCTTCCCTCTTCAATTTCCAATTGATTCAAAATCAACATAGGATTTTTTACGATAAAACTTAATTTTGTTTTCTTTGTGATTTCGGCAATGAGATCGTCGCCGCTCAATAGACGAATGAAATAGACCTTCTTTGGTTTATTTTTCTTGGGAACATCTGGTGTTGCTTTGGTCATCTGTAACTCCTATTTTAATTCTATTGTGTAATTTGAAATCTTGAATTGCTCAGATCTATAAATTTTTACACGTTCAGCAAAATGTTTCAGCGTGTAATTTACAAAGCCATCTATGCGGAGATCATCAGAGATATCATATAGAGTCATCGATGTCTTAGTATCACCCATTCGTAGTCCACGACCAATAGATTGAAGGACACGAATTTTGGATTTGCTTGGTGACGCGAATATAATATTATGTAGGTTGCGGATATTAACGCCAGTAGAAAATACACCATATGATGCTACAATAATTGCATCAGTTTCTTTTTCCACTATTGTCCTAACGGATTCTCTATCCTCTACATCTGTGCCGCCATGAATGTAAAAAATTTGGCGATTTGAAGCTGCCTTTTCTTTAATTAGTTGTTGTAATAGTTCCCCATGTTTTTCAACATACTGGAATAGCAAGAGAGTATTACCATTAAGTGATAAAGCTAGATTGCGCAAAAATTTATTGCGCGCAGAGGAACCTATGAGATAGTCTATTTCTACTTGGTATGCTTTGTCTTTTGTTTTACGAAGTATATTACATATGTCCTGAGGATGCCTGAGGATAAGACACTTGATTTGAAGGTCAGCTGCTTGTTTTTCATCTATCATCTTCTTTGTTGTTGTTAATTTTGAGACGGGACCGAAGAATCCTTCTACAGTCAATTTGTGCACTTCCCAGTTATCTAATGTTCCTGTTGTGCCGATTCTATATTGAGCATTCACCAATTTGGTCATGATTGCTTTCAAAGAATTTGCCTTGAAAGTATGTGCTTCATCACCAATCACAAAATCAAACTTAGTAAAGAAATTTGGGTTCTCGGCTATCTTCATATCATAGATAGATTGCCATGTAGATATAGTAATAGGAACAGTAATGTTTTTATTCTGTCCCTGATATATCTTATGAGTATGCTTCTCTGCATCCCATGATGAATCCGCATAGTCTATAAAATCTTTCTGCATTTGCTCCACGAGTCCAATCGTAGGCACGATTATTAGACCCCTACTACAATCATGTGATAATAGATAACGACATATGGCATAGATCATGAAAGACTTGCCGCTCGCCGTAGGAGAAAGCATTAGCATCCGCTTGTAGCGAATAGCCTTGGCTAGTCCAGTGATCTGATAGTCACGTGCCTCTAGGAGCTTCCCTCTTGATGTGATCTTGAGGGAGTCAATATATTCTTTCGCTTCTTCTAAAGAGAAGTTGTTCATGAGTCCAAGATTTTTCTCAAACTCAATTTTATATTTGCGTTCTACAGCAAATGAAATTAGATAGCGTATCAAACCACTATAGAGTTGTTTCGTCTTCTTATTGAAGAGACGAATTTTACCATCCCAATGTCTTGCCTTGAAGCTAGGACTCCATTCATGGTCTGGTGCCATGAAAGTGAAATATTGATATATTTCTTCTGATACATGATCAGGGCAAAATATCTTTATGTAAACTTCATTGACTTTGGCTACGAGAATTTCTGACATTATTGCCCTTGAATAAATTTCTCATAATCAACAAATGTCTTCAATTGCCAAGTTCTATTATTAATCTCTTTCATAACCATGCCGCAGAAGTTTACTCCTTCTTCGTGCAGGGCTATTCTTGATTTGATATTTGTAAGATCCGTATCAGCATCAAGATATACACCAATGTCTCCTTTGAGGACAAAGCGAAACGGCTCCCAACCTCTGCGATCCAATTCAGCTTGATCTAATTTTCCGTTATAATATTCCCACTTGACTTTTTTCAAAGCATTGTAGGATATATTCTTTGCTTTGATAGCAAGGGAGTGAGCAACTAGTTGGCGCGCATACTTAGCGTGAAGATTCGGAATTTTGAGAAGTTCTCTCGCTGGTTCAGTATCATTCACTCTAGCATCAATTTCCCATTGCTTAACAAGTTCTTCTAACGGTAGTGGATTCATAATTCAAATATCATAGCTAACACAGAGTACTATTATACTCTATTTCATAGTAAATGTAAAGCTTTTTAGAATCTAAGTATGGAATAATTCATGAAGCGGAACGTCACTGTCGCTGTCATGATAGCTTCTGCAGATTCAGCAGTGCTGAAATTTAGGCTTCCGATGTTGATTGGGAATAAATCTACAAACTTGACTTGTAATATTGGATTGTTCTTATTGGTGTAAACTGTAATCATAGCATCGCTATATTGACCACCATTGGCTGCTGTCGCGCCTAATTGAATGCGTTGCTGTAATGGAAGATTTTTGTATTGATCTGACGTTTCTGGGAATCCAAGACCTTTCATCCAATCAACAATAGTAGTCCATGCATATAGATCTTCATCAACCAAAAAGGACACTTCTAAATTATCATAGACAATCTTATCACCGGCGACAGGAACATCAATCAATGGATTCTGTTGAACAGCTTCTCCAAGAGTCATTCCTGGTATATTACAAGCAGTACAGAAGAAGGTTAAGTTTGGTAGACGATCAAAACTCAATAAGAACTTTGATGGCTGCGCCAAATTTTGATTGCTTGGATTTGTAGAGATACCCATTATTGATTCCTGATGTTATTATTCCAATGCTGATGCTCTAGGTAAACCTGACCCAAAAACTCTTTTGATCCAGAAGTTGTTTCCAACTTTGTAGTGATATTCAAATTCAATATGCTTCGTGGCTTCTTCCCTGCTCTAACATGAGTATTAAAAATCCAATTATCTCCATAAAATATTTTGAGTTCTCTAGGGATGCATGTGAAATTTTGCTTATTCAAGAATAGCAAAGTCCCATATCCATATCCTGGTTTATCAATCGTAATCTGCGCCATAGGACCATTCACGGCACCCATAATAGAAGAAGCATCAGGTCCTATACAACCGAATTGCGGCGCCAGTTTATTATGAAGAAAATCAAAAACTTTATGGTCAAATCCTACATCATCTGACATCAAACAAATGTTATCATGATTGCTTCTAGAGATACCTAGTTCCCATGCAGGATTCACAAAGATATTTGTACCCAAATCTATCTCTTCAATTTTACTCCACACTTGACTTCTAAACCAATCTGGTGTCACACCACCAGCATTGTTGATCAAAATGATTTCTCCAACTAGAGGATGTCCATGTACAAATGGAAGCATTTTTCTAAAATGCTCGCCGCGCCACATAGTTGGAATTATCACGGTATACATGATAATATTTAGGGCAAATAAAAAGGGGAGCCTAAGCTCCCCTTCTTTATCACAAAACAAAAATTTAATATTACGGAGTGTTAGTTCCGACAATTGCGGTTTGCATCACAATAAATGCATTTTGACCAGATCCAGCAAGAACATATACAGATATGTTAGCTGTATTAGATGTGCTCAATGCTGAGTTGACGTTTGCATTACTTGTAGCAGAAACAAAGAGTGCGTTTGGATTTAAACCGCCAGCGGATTTGGCATTTGCTCTCATTTGTACAAAGGTATCTAGGAAGATTGGCTGACCTGCTGGAATAACAACAGTCTGAATTAATGGATCGGCAGAACTACCATTAGCACCAGCGTAAATATTAAACTGCGCTGATGGAGAGAAAGTCATACTTCCAAATGCACCAGGGACTGGAAACCCCTGTGCAGTAATACGGAAGCTTGCCCCATTTGGACAAAGATTAGAAAATGCTGTTACTGTATTAGCAAGCAAAATCTGTGAGTTACTATTAGCAATTACTTCTACTGACATTTAAATCTCCTGAGTTCCGAATGAAGTTAAATTAAATTCATTCACACTATTCTCTTCATGAAGAGAGGGGGAGAAAACTCCCCCTCTGGTTGATTCATCTCAACTCTTATTATCACAATTTTACTTTAGGTTACTTACGATGAACTTGCGATACCACTGGTTGGTATTGACGGTTAGTGCACCAAGACCTGCTGTTGAACCCTGAGCAAATGGGTTAGCAACTAGACCATAACGTGTCTTGAAGCCAATCTTTGGCTGGAAGGTGTTAGGATCAATTGCACGGACCATCTGTAGAGGAACGTAAGGGCAGTAGAAGAGTCCTGCGTCATACGCGACTGCACCCTTGTAACCAACTACGATGTAGTCAGCACCAGATACAGAGTAAGGATCAACATAGACCTTTAGACGACCGAACAATGTACCTGCGAAGGTATTGCCTGTTGGATCAACGTTTAGGTTGGTGTTGTTGGTTAGAGCACTCTGGTAGTCAAGCATGCCTGACATTGCTAGAGCAGACGCGACGTCTGTAGAGCAAATCAGAACGTTACCCTTGCCACGACGAGTATCCTTGCCGATCTTATTAGCTTCACGCTCAATTGCGTAGATAAGACCCTTGTACTTTTCAACCTGCCAGCGACCGTCTGCGTCGCCAGATGCTGTTGCTAGGTTATAAACACCTGCCACGTTTGCATACTGAACGCCAGGAACGGCAGTTGCGTAGATTGTACGGATGACTTCACGATTGATTTCCGCGAGGATTTCCGTAGATAGGATATTGCTTAGTTCCGTTTCTGCGTCTAGACCATGAACAGCCTTAAGGTCCTGTGCAAGTTCTAGTGTGTACTCTGCCTTTAGAGCGCGAGTATTTGCAGTTACAGTTACCTTTTCAATGGTGAAACCCATTGCGCCAAAGGCAGTTGCACCACCCATATCTTCTGCGATCGTGGTTGGGAAACCATAACCAGTGTTAGCCAAGCTGAAATAGCTGGCATTAGAAGAACCTGGATTGACGTTTGCAGTATCAAATGCAGTGTGTGCACCGTTACCACCGAACGCAGTGTTAGCTTCGTTGAAGAGAGCTTCCGTACCAGATAGGATGTTAGCACCGTTAGATGCATACTTGCTGCGCATTGCGAAGATCAGACCTGTTGGTCCCGTCATTGGCTGAACGCCGCAAACGTCGTATGCGATCAAGTTTGGTAGAGAACGACGAACCAAGCTGATTAGGATTGGATCGAAACCAGCTACAGGACCGGCAGCGTTAGCACCAGCACCATAACCACCAGTACCAGCTGCGTTAGCAGGTAGAGTTTCCGTTAGGAACCCACGTGACTGATTGCCTTCTTCCATCATTGCCTTTTCCTGATTTTCAAGGATAACGGCAGTAACGGCACGGCGATATGGATCAGTGATCTTATCTAGAGCCTGATGGTCTAGGACAGCTGCCCATTTCTTTTGTAGATTTTCTGAGAGATACATTATTTGCTCCTTAGAGAGTGTAAATTATTTTTGAGTTCTAGAGATTGCAGTGACATACGCTGACATGCTGGCAGGAACAACTTCCTCTTCTTCAACATGCGCAGGAGACTCACTTTCAGTCAAAGCAACGATGCTTGACTCAGACCCCTGCTTCACCTTACCAGAAGCGAAATAGCTCTCACGAACCACTCCTAACTTCTTTGCATATTCACCCTCTGTGGTGAACTCAACACCCTCTGCGAGCGTCTTTACCTTAGCAGCTTGTGTGGCGGTGAGACCTTCACAAACTGTAGATAGAACTGTTGACTTTGTGCTTTCATTGAGCTTCTTTGTTAGCTCAATATTGGCATTCAAAGTTTCGTTGACCTTTGCTTCTAATGCGGCAATCTGTTCTGCCTGATCAGAAACAACGTCAGCTTTTTCTGCTGGAACATCAATATAATGTTCAGAGAATAGATTCTTTAGACCAGTAATGAAGTCTTCTACCATCTCAGACTTTAGTCCGGATTCGATAGCGACCTGATTTTCCTTGACCCAATTCTCAACAACGAAGTTAAGATATGCGTCAACTTGATCTTCAATTTCTGTACGAGCCTCGTTTAGAGCTTCTTCTGCCGATGCAAGAATTTCATCTTCTAGCTCTGTTGCAATATCAACTGCGCGAGTTAGGACGGCAGCTTCGAAAATCGTTGCAGCCTTGGTCTTGAATTCTTCAGTTAGTGTTTCGCCAGAGAATAGAGCATCAATGTCTTCCTTAACAGAAGCACCATGCTTTTCCTGCATCTTTACCTTGGCGCGATCCATACGCTCTGCCTTAGCAGAGTCAATTTCTTCTTGAGTTAGTTCGGCTTCTTCTTCGACAACTTCATTATCTTCTTCGACAACTTCATCATCTTCGATAATTTCTTCGTCAGTTTCGATTTCTACTTCTTCACCGACTGGCTTTGCATATGTAACAGCAACTCTGCCCTTTGGTGCATGCTTGCCGCCGCCTTCTCCAGCAGATGGATTAGTGTCACGATCATCCTTATCCAGGAATTGATCAGCATTCAATTCTTCTTGCGGCTGCTTTGGTAGAGTTTGGCGTTCCATACCTTTTACAGCAGGACCCTTTGGTGGAGTTGCTTGCATACGTGCAGCTGCGGTCTTTACACCAGTCTTATCGCCGGATGGATTGTCATATGTTGCGCCACCAAGATCTACAACAGCAGATAGTGGATTGGCAACATCGGTGCCATTAACGCCTTTCTGAAACGCCATTCCGCCATTGCGGGTAGCATTTAGAACTTCAGCAGCAGCTTCAGCGAGTGTACGAACTGTCATGGAATAACTCCTTAAGTTATGTTATATTTATAAATCGAGAATTTCAGGTGTAAGTATTACAGTCTTTTTAAGAAACTCTCAAAATTTCGTAGAGTTACTTCTTCCAATTGCTTGCGTGAGGCACCAAGGATTTCATCACGGATCTTTGCAATATCGGCTTCTTTAATAAGACCGTTATTCCACATCCATTCTTTATTTTCCATGATTCCGCGAACGAAAGCATCTGGAGCAGAAGGATCTGCTACAATGTCTGCCGCTGTGGCTAGGTAATAATCGTCTTGTACCAACTGCGCTTCTTTCATAGGTTTTAGTGAACCCATGCCGCGAGATGATACACCTATTGTAGCACCCTCATCCATAAAGTTCTTTACGATCTTTCCGAATGGAGTGTCTAGAATCTTTGCTTTTCCAATGAAGTTGTTACCATCTTCATGGAGATCTACGATCATGTGCGATACACGATCAAGATTAATATGTGGTGAGTCTGGGTGACCCAATTCGCCAAATGCACGCTTTGGCTCAATGTATTCTTTTACATAGCGAGCAACTTCACGTTGCAATACGCTCTTTGGATATACACGATGATTGCGATTTTCTACTTCAGACTGCAGGAAGATGCCTTCGATAAAATAGCTCTTCTTGCCTTCCTTTTCTTCGGTTAGACATTTAACGTCTTCAATTGTTTCTGTAATCAGCTTCATTGAATATTACCTTAGTAAAACATTTTCTCTAGAGTATTTAGTGCATGTTGCGGCGTTGGTCTATCATGCTCTGTAGGAGTCGCGTGATGACCATCATGTTCAATTCCGGAATCAGCATTAGCACCAGCACTGTGAATATTTAGTCCGCGTTTGGTTGAACTGTGCTTAGATGCGTGATGTAATAGATGATCTGCTAATCTAACATGTCCTAACATGCCATGACGGATTGGAGTTTCTCCAATATCTCCTGGACCTGAATTTTGCCCTATGGCACCACGAACAAATTCATGAAAGTGAGGATAGTGGCGGACCAAATGATTTCTTGAACTCTTAGTAAATACATGTCGATTTTCATCAATCTGTTCTACTTCTTCTTTATAAACAGCCTGTGTACTTAAACCACGATCCTTTACTTTTGATTTGATC